TAAAAATCTTCTAAGTGAAAAGTAGTATGGACCCAATAGCTCTCGCAGCAGTTGTTGGTCTGGTCTACGCCGGTAAACGATTGAGTGACAAAGAGGATGCCCCCGCACCACCCCCCCGCGTGGCCATCATCGATCCTATTCCAAATGCATCTCGTCAGACGTACCATTTGAACTCAAACGATATGGGTATCAAGGGTTCCTTTATCAATGACCCCTTCCCAGGAGTTCCTCTGAACAAGCGCGAGGTTGCCACCACATTTTCTGAAATTCGTCCAGATGCGAACCGCAATCCATTTGGTCAGCCCGTGTACAACCTGTACAATCGCCAAGCGGTGACGAATAAGATGAATAACTTTCCACCAATTGAACGTAAGAATGTCGGCCCCGGTCTGGCTGTCGGGCCAGACGTGCCATCGACTGGTGGATTCCAGCAGTTGTTCCGTGTTCTGCCTACAAACGTGAACGAGGAGCGTCTCGTACAACTGCCTGGTCGTTCCGGTCCTCCTGCGGCTATCGTTCCCTCCGGATGGACACAACAAGGAGGTCTTACCCAGACTCAGCGTCCTCCAAAGATTTATCACCGCGATCCAACTCGTGGCCAGGCTCAAGGCCAGGGTGGACCAATCGGTGCACCCGAGTCTCGGCCTACTTTCCAGCGTACTTTGCAGCCCACAATCAAGTCTCAGACTGTGAACCGGGGCGGAGACGGGCTCGGCTTTGGAACTCAGTACTTCCGCAAGGATGGTGGGTACGAGCTTGACCCGAAACAGCTGTGGGGCGAGACACACCGAGGAAACAAGGGCCGTATGCTTCCACGTGGTGGCATGAATGTCCGTAACGACCCATTGAATGCAAATGGCGCCGTGACCAGTGTCCGCCAGGATAATATGTCCTTCCCCGTAACTCCTGCAGATGGTGGCCGGATGGGTAACTACGCAAAGCCCCAGTTTGACAAGTTCAATGGATACAAGGGCAACGTAAATCCATGGGCCCTGAAGCTGGATGTGGCCCAAAATCAACTTTCCGGAAATCCGCTCGCAAAGTCAATTGCAGCAGCTTGAGCATAAAAAAAATACATTATATTAGTAAATGTCTGGTGGTATTGTCCAGCTTGTTGCTACAGGTGTCCAGGACGTGCACCTCTCGGGTAATCCCGAAGTTTCCTTCTTCCGTTCAAACTATAAGCGTCATACCCATTTCGCGTCATCGGTGGAGCGTATGCTGATTCAGGGTCAGCCCACTCCAGCGGGTATTTCGACTATTCGCGTTGAGCGCAAGGGAGATCTGCTCAGTTATACCTATTTCACAGCCAAGGATTCTACTGGTCTTGTTCGGACTGATCTTGATTGGACTCGTATTATCGATCGTGTTGAGCTCCTGATCGGTGGTCAGGTGGTCGATCTTCAGGATCCATTCTTCACCTACAACATCGACCCAGTGTGCCTGGCCTCAACCTTTTCTCAGCGTTACATTCCTCAGACTGTGTCTCTGGCTAATAACGACAACGCATTCTACCCACTCAAGTTCTTTTTCTGCAAGGAGTGGCAGACAGCTCTGCCCTTGATTGCCCTGCAGTACCACGATGTCGAGATCCGGATCACCTGGGGTTCGGCTCTGTCGACCCAGGCCCCACAGGGTGCCCCAACCGGTGTTACTTATGATGAAAATGTCGAGTCTGGCGCAGGTGTGTACTGGATAACGGGCAGCGGCAGCCCTGTGCAGACAGCCACAGTCAACACCTCCAATGTTATCGGCAACGTGAACGTTGGTGCGGTTGTCGGCAGCAGCGCATTCAGCGGCCTGGTCTATGTGACCGGCACCACAACATCCGTCGGTGAGATTGCAACCGTGTCTGTCGGCATGGCCACCTCTCAGACCTACAGCACAATCCTGCAGGCTTCACCTAATGACATCTATTTCTATGACCCACCAATCGGAGCCGATATCACCGTCACGGCCCAGGGTGCTTCGGCCGTGACAACTTGCACGGCGACAGTCAACTCTACCTACGGTATAAAGATCGAGCCCGGTATGGTCGTGACAAACGCAGGCATCACCGGTATCGTGTACATCACTTCAGTTACATATGACTCGATAGGTCATACCGCGACCCAGGTGACACTGGCTTTCCCCAGCCAGGTGGTCAACACTCTGATCAACGGCCAGAATGTCGGCATCTTCCCTCCAAATGTGGTCTACCAGCCAACCCTGCCAAGCGCCCTGCAGTTCGAGGCCTGGGGCAACTTCATGTACCTGGATCCAAATGAGCGTGACTTTTTCGCCAAGAGTGCATTTGAGATGCTTATTACCCAGGTGCAGCGTGTGCCTATCAGCAACGACTACCGGCAGGAGGTTGTCTTCAACCACCCAGTCAAGTTTATCGCCTCGAATGTGGCTGCCTACTCTAACGTCAACCAGCAGCTCAAGATCCAGATCAACGGTACCGATATCGGTGAGTTCCGTCCTCTGCCCCACTGGGTCGAGGTGCCTCAGTACTACCACACACCTTACGGCTACCACGCCGCAGGTGTCGATATCCGGTCAAATGTCATGTGCATCCCCTTCGCCCTTGACACGGCCAAGTACCAGCCAACTGGTACACTCAACTTTTCACGCATCGATACTTTCCGTATCATGACTCCTCTGGCCTCTGGCTACAAGTTGAGTGACATCTTCGGCTCAAGTGTTGGCACTGCTCCCCAGGGTTACCTGTACGCAGTCAACTATAACGTTCTGCGCATCGAGGGTGGTCAGGCCGGCCTCCGCTACGGAAGCTAAATATTACCTTATAATAAATGCACTGGGCTGCATGGATCGCTCTGCTCGTTTTTGTTTTTTTGCTAACCTACGACCCACGGGCCGGAACTATACAAAGATTCGTCTATGATGAATCAAAAATATCTTCAGGAATCGTAGATGGAAAAGCATAAAGCAATTGCTATTCCTGTAAGCTACATAAATGATCAGCCGCACTTTTTACTCGTTCACGATCGAAGGTACAAGGAATGGACCTTTGTGACTGGAGGGTGTCGAAAGCGCGAAGTGTACAACCCTCTTCGTTGTGCAGTTCGCGAACTCGAGGAAGAGACCCGAGGTCTTGTAAATCTTAAAGATGGAACATACAAGTACTTTAAATTTACGACCGAAGAGGGTGCAATTTATCACGTGTACATTTTCGACACTGTCACACTTAATCAACCAGAACTCGTCGATAAATTCTTGGACGAGAAACGGAAAATGGAAACCCAACAGACTGCATTCCGGAAGAATTACGACGAGAATGATTTTCTAGAGTTTGATACCCTAGAAGGCATTTCTAGACGTAAGATTTGGCCCCTCATCACAAAGTATGTTATTCAGAATCCCGAGTTTCATTATGCTCTTCGCTCGTCAGAAAGACAAAGCTTTTCTCTAAAGTACTAGAAGAATGAAAAACAAGTCGTATTTCGTTGATAGAATTATTGCGCTCAGGGGCGGTGACGAATCTCAGCGCAGTGAGCTTATGAATCTTACAATGGTTGATATTCTGAATATTCTGTCAAAGGAGCGTACCGCAGCTTCAACACCAGTATCAGTCATTCCTTTTGAGGACGAGCAGCCCGTGCCAGAGCCCGAGGCAGAGGAGGACTTTATTTCAATCGTAAAGCGGTTTCTGTTTACGAGCCCGGATTAAGATAAGGCCCGAAGGGCCTTTTCACGGCGCTCCGTTTTAAAGATTTAGACTCCTATTAAAATATGGAGAGGTGGTCGGGTGGAAGTGGCCCAATTACGCATGTGATGTTGAATGGAGGTGTCTTGCATGCATCGAACGCTTCGCCGGACGTGTTTCACTCTCGTTATGTCAAGTCTCTGAAGAGGAAAAAGCTTTATATCGTAGAGCAGAAAACCATCATCTTCAGATTCTTTGTCGATCTTGATTACAAGGCGGCTGAAGCCCTGCCCCAGCAAATCATCATCGAACTATGCCAGGCTATGAATAGAGTTACTGGTCAGGCTTGTTTTGTTGCGATATCTGCTCCGCGTCAGATAGGTCCTCTTGTAAAGACCGGGGTCCATATTCACTGGCCGGACCTTCACGTGACCAAGCAACAGGCTATGCAATATCGTACCCGAATTATCATGGAATTGACCGAGTGCTTCCCGGGCCGAGATTGGGCCAAGGATATTGATGCGGCTGTCTATCAGGGCTCTGGACTTCGTATGCTCTGGTCACACAAGACTGACAGCAACTCGACAGTGTATGTCCCGTGGAAGCGCATAGGCCCAGGGGGTGTGACCGACCTGCCGGCCGAACCGGCCGTTGACATTTTGAATCTGTTTTCTATTCGACTTGATGAGATGGATGAAAAAACCTCGGAGGAGCTACCTGAAAGTGCAGACAAACTTGAAGAGTTTATCCGGCGAAACATACGGGGCCAAGAGGATGCCAGTGTCCAGAGAGTCTTTCGGGCCAGGAAAGAGACTGACAAGGCGGTATATTGTGTCCAGACAAACTCGAGGTTCTGTGAGAATATCAACTCTGAACACAGGTCGAACCACATCTGGTTCAGCATCTACCGTCAGCAGTTCCAGTGGACAATCAGACAAAAGTGTCTCGACCCAGACTGCGGACCCGAGTTTCGTGGAAAGCCGTATATTCTTCCTCCGTCTATTATAGAAGAGCTTACCAAGGATGGAGTTATGGCTCAAGATTGCTCTCCTAGTCTTTCTATTTACGATATTTTTTCCATATCACCCTCTTCCAGAAGAGCCCTTCCAGAGATTCATAGATGAGTTGCACCCATATTCTGGTCTGGCTCCAGACCGTTTCAGATCCTTTGTGAGCAACATAAAACACTGTGATTCGGTCGTTTATACAGATCCAAAGGCGGCATCAGTTTCTTTGTACCAGGCTCTCGAGGATATCAGAGAAATGTCCCTTTACACCCAAAGAGCCGACCAGGATGAGTTGTATGATGATATTAATAGAATTGCCAACCGCGTGGCTCTAACTGGGGAGGAAATAATTCAGAGAATGGCTGTTCGATATGGCGTTCGATTCTTTCCAAAGTACTTAAACGATACAATCCCTAAAGATCTAAATGATCCAGCAGACTCGTTCAGGCCGGGTGGTAAAGCGACCGGATCGTTATGTACCACAGGAAGTTGTAGAGGATGATTTTGACCCAGAGGATTATGACTCGGATGAGTCCGAGGTCAAGTCTGACACTGAGATTACAGATGATGAGGAAGAGGAGGAGGATAATGACGATGAGGGAAGTTTGAAGGATTTCATCGTGGGTGATGATGAGGACGAGGAGGAAGCGTCAGAGGAGGAGGAAGAAAATGAGGATGAGGAGTAGATGAATACTCAGATGAGTTATTCGGCAGCCATGCCTCCACCACCACCTCTCAGCCCTGTACGTGAACAAGAGCAGGAACAACAGAGTGAATGGCAGCAGCAGCAACCACAATTCCAGCCACAGCAGCCTCAATATTACTATGCAGAACCCCAGATAATCGAAAAGAAGAGTAACTTTTTTGATAGTATTTCAAAACAGGTACTCTTTTTGATTTTTGTTGCATTTGTAATTGGTCTTTTTGTAGGTAAGTCTATGAATGTTCCTATTATAATTCAGAAAGCAACTTGATATAAACGAGCCTGTATTGGCAGTATCTTTTCATAACTTGTAAATGTTCCAACCGGGCCAGTTCGAGCCTGAGCTACAGTTTCATTTAAAAATCCATTCCATGCATTTTCTTTCTCAGTGCTTGAAATAGATTTCCATACCTGCAAAGCGGTCTGAGATGGCTCATCTCTCTTCACAAACCGAGTGTATACTATAAAGTACAATGAAAGTACCATAAATATGGTGATGACGTTAATTATGATGGCCAGAGCTGGTGGCATCCTTATTGTAAACGAGTAAAATTATGGAGCCGACTCGGAAGTGATATTCATGGGCTCCTCCTTGATTGGTGCCAGGGCTGCTGCAGCCTCGCGATCTTTCTCCTGCTGAATACGGCGTTTCTCAATCTCCTCGGCGACGCGCTCATCGGCCATCTTCACGAGCTCATCAATCTCCTTGTCCGGGAACTCTTTCTTCAGATCCTCCAGAATCTCGGACGGGTGAGGAATTGGTGGAACGTCGGGCTTGTTGTAATACTTGGAATTCTCGTCAGATGGGTCGATGTAAGGAGTGTCAGACTCCTTGAGAGGTGTGGCCATCATATCACGCTTACGGCGCTCGAACATAGCAGCCGCTTGGCGCTGATTCTCCTTGTACTTATTCATAATCTCCTCGAGCTTCTCATTCTGATAATGGACATCCTCAATCTGCTCACGGTCAGGTGGAATGAGCAGCCACTTGTACATATCGACAAGGTAAATGTCGAATGTAGCATCCTCCCTCTGCAAGCGCTTTGCGTGACTCGCAGCCTCCTCACGAGAGTTGAAGACGCCACGAATCTTCAGACCAAACTTGTCGCCGCGCTGGGGGCAGTCAGGTCCCACGAGTGAAATCAGTGCATACGTCTGGCCCGGGACGGTGATATAATCTTGCTCCAGAGAACCCATTTACTAATAAAGTGACTTTATTCTTTAACACTTAAGGCGCAGACACTCTAGTAAAGTATGGATACTCTTCGCAAGTTGCACAACGACACAAAACGAGAGATTATTAAGGATGTTGTACAGATTCACGGTGCCCGGGTCCTTGATGTGGGAAGCGGGAGGGGTGGAGACCTTTCCAAGTGGAAGATGGTCCGGGCCAAACTGACAATGATAGACCCTGACAGGGATTCGGTCACCGAAGCCAAGGAAAGGGCAAAGAATGTATATCCCGAGGCCAACATAATGGTCGGTGATATTTCAGAAGCCCCGGCGGGACCTTTCGAGTACATCTGTTTCAATTTCTCACTCCAGTACTGCTTCAAGGATGAGGATTACCTTAAAAAGTGTATAAAGGAAATATCGGACAGACTTGTTCCAGGTGGTATGTTCTTTGGAGTCGCCCCGGATGCCGAAAAGATTCTGAAACTTCCAGAGTATTGGAAGGATGAGCTCGGAAACACTATTCAGAAAGGCCCAAGTATTGGAAAGCACGGCCACAGAATAGGCGAGATGATATTGGTCAGGCTGGCCGATGGCCCTTATTATGCTTCTGGTCACGTTCCAGAACCCATGTGTTACTTTACAAAGTTGATCGAGATCTGTTTTGACAATAGACTCGCCTTACTCGAACTTAAACCATTTGTAAGGGAGCCTAAAAATACCATCACGGACGTTTACAGTAAGTTTATTTTCAGGAGGCTGAGGTAAACCCAAGGCACGAAGTGCCTTGTAGCCCAAGGCACAGAGACTTCGTCTCTGCTTTAAATCTTGGGCACTATTAGGTATGGAACCTCAAAAGTTCCTCATAATCGTACTTGCGCTCATTTCAGTATGGTCATCACTGAAAGAGCCCGATCTCATGCAGAAGGTGCGATCAAAGTATGATCTTTTGCGCAAGGAACTTCGAAAGACCGGGGAGTTTCCGATCCTGCATAAGGAGACCATAGTCACAGGCCTGTTGTCAAAGGGTCAGATTGGGTACAACGTAAACAAGGGGTATGAAATTTTCATCTGTCTCGAAGGAACAGATGAAAACCAGGTATTCCATGTACTCTTACATGAATTGGCTCATATTACAGTTACAGAGTTTAAACACTCTGGTCAATTTTGGGACAGTCTTCACAAGCTAAAAGCTGTCGCGGGAAGAATGGGTCTTTACAGGGGTATTACTAGGAAGCCTTATTGTGGTCACTATATTTCAGACTGATCGCTTGATCAGGTAGAAGATGATGGCCGCAATCAGAGCAGTGATGACGAGGCCGATGGTTGAGAGACCACCCTCTGGTGCGATGACCTGGGGCAGAGTACTCATGAGCTTCTCCTGGACAGGCTTTGAAAATGCAGCGACACCTGCGAGACCCGCAATCAGTGCCTGGACCTGATCCTCATTCAGGTTCAAAGGATAGGTCTTGTGGCTTGGCGCCTGCACGGCGGGTGCACTTGTGCTTGGACCGGCGGGGTGCTCGGAAACTACCCGGCCGTCAATCATCTGGGGCTGGTGCATACCAGATTGGGGCTGCATGAGGCCCATAGGTGTGTCCATAACTTCCTCGATCGGAGTAGAGAGGTTCATTTCTACTTCTGAGAGGTTATTTTTTTCTTGATTGGGTGGCGTAGGAAATGGAGGTGCGGCGGCAGGTGTAACTGCAATATGATCACGAATGTCAACAAGCTCGACCATTTACTAGGCTGGTTGATTAAAAAATCACGTTTTTTTCACAACAACCCTGCTTGGTTTTATACCCGACTGTATTGCGGCCGGTCGGCCGTTCGGGTTGTAATGACTCTTATGAAAGTTCCACATGGCTTGTGAACCTATGCGGAAGTTTCTGCGCAAAGGCGCTTTGTAATAAAAGACACAGTCCTCAATCTTGTTCGAGGTTGCTGTAGTATGCACCACGAGGCACTCATAGTTTTCCGTGCAGGCATCCATCACCTGGTTGAACACTGATAGACTAGGGAACATACCACAGAATGAATTGTACAGATTCTCCCTGCTCTTTTTGATATTGTCTCGCAGGATGAATACATAGTCTGCATTTTGTCGAATAGCCGGTGGTAAATCAAGTGAGTACTGGGTCGTGAGCATCACAAATATCCCCCAGTGACGGCCGTTCAGGAAAATCTCTCGAATGAGTGGATCTTTTAGGAACCCCTTGTCGAACATAAGGTCATCCATAAGCAAAAATACTGGAGACATCTTACCGGTCGCTACAATCTTTTTCTGACGCTCCACAAGCTTCGTGACAGCTTCCCTACTGTACCCACCGTATATGAAAATGTCTGGTACAAAATTCTTGTAATGGTGGTTTCCGTCTTCAGTGCCTGACATGACAATACCGGCCGGCAAGTGACGCTTGTGATACAACACGTCCGTCACGAGAGTAGACTTGCCAGTACCACGCCTACCGATAAATATACAGATTTTGTCATCTCGTATATTCTCTGGGTTGAATTTTCGAAGCTGAAGGTTGAGTACATCAGACATTCTCCTATCTGTAATATCGGTTTTAGATTGCAGTATCTGGCGCAAATAAAAAAGACCAGATTGTTATAGGAAATGTCGTCTGGTAGCATTCAGATTGCTGCACAGGGCATGCAGGATGTATTTCTAAATGGAACTCCTGATGTATCTTACTTTACAGGAGTTTTCCGTAGGCACTCAACATTTCTACTGCAGTCGGCCGAGTACCCCTTTGATACCCCTGTACAGTTTGGCGGGACCGGTAAGGTGAAGATTCCTTACAGAGGAGATCTTTTACTCGGAACAACGCTCAAGGTTACGCTACCGACTTTGTTTACACCCGGTAAAGGATGGGTATACCCTCTGGCCACAAACTCTGACTACGTGCCATGGATAAAAGACCAGGCGACTCTGGCCAAGATTCGTACCAACCTCCCTACGTTCAAGACGTATTTCTCGGACGGCGCAAACACCATCACTTACATTAACAGGTCAGTCGCATATTACAATACGTATTCACCTTACTCAGCATCCACCACGGCCAACGTTGCTTTCAGTAACGTGCTTAATTATCCAATAACGTACTCTTCAACTCCCGTGACGGTCACTGATAAACTGAGTAGTGTTACACTTGTATTTGACGGTTTCTATTCGAGTGCACCCTATAATACATCACAGGTCATCATAGCTTCTGACCAAAGTACATTTCTTCAAGGGCAGGTCACTGCTTGTAGTACAAGTAGTGTCAGTTTCAGCCCGAGTAAGATTATTGGAACGGGTATTAACGATAACTGGGTCATTAGTTTGTTTTCAACGAGCCTTTTGATAGCACCAACTCAGAATGTCATAGGAACATCTTATTCTTCAAATGTAGTCGTAACTAGTGTCGGTAAATCTACTGCTATTGTTACTATGGATAATCCACAGAATATTCGGCAAATTCTAGTTCCACAGGTTGTTAATTTTGTTCGGGGAACTACGAATATATGTCAGGCAAATATTACCTCGTCGACTCGAACAGTACCGCAGCTTATCCGACTCATATGTATCCAGTCTACAAATGGTTCTGCTATATTAAATAGCGACAAGGTCACCGGGCTTCCGTATACAGGAAATGTAATAGTCCAAGAGACTTTTACAAACCAGCAATATGCATCGAACGGTATAAGTTTTAATTATAATACAGTCGATGTTCTGTGTCTTACGGATCAGATTATTCAGCCGATCACGACTCTCACACCGGTTTCATTTGTGAGGGCCGGAACAACCGTAGCAACGGCCAACATCATCTCACCCTCTTGTATTCCTTGGGTCCGTAACGACTTCATGTATGTAATCTACAATCCCACAACCTCGACATTTACCTGGAAGACTATTTATCCGATTGTTAAACCTATTACGTCCGTTAGTATGAATGTCTCGAACGCTTCACCAATAAGTGTCGGTATGAATATTTCGGGTATCTCAACCCTTACGGGCAACGTGACTGTTTCCGCTATTCAACAACCACGGAACGTTACTCCGACCCGTTTCGGAAGTGCCGAATATTTCTCACTTCCCGGTACAACAACAGTGAAACTTTCATACACAGACACTATAGTCGCAACTTCAAACATAAACTATATCCAGTATCCGTCTCAGTTTGATTATTCAGTCGTAAACATAGGCTATCAGGACTTTAGATTCCAGAGTGGCGTCATTGTGAAGTATCTCTCAAATTCGATTGGGCTTGGTACAGTTCTGGGATTCACTGGATATCAGAATCAGATTCTGACTTTGTTCGATACACAACTTCCTCCTGTAGGAGGATCTCTAATCCCTGTATCCATATATTTCAATCTGAACATATTCGCGGTCGCAAATCTCTCGGTCAACAACTCCATATACATAACAACGACCAACTTCCCACCATCGGCCGTTCTATCAAACGTGACAATTCTGCCCGGTCTATTGGTGACTGGTCTACCGGTCCAAACGACAGACGTAAAGACCGCCTCGAACACATTCACGAGTAACATCATCACGGCTACAATTTCTTCACAACCAGTGGTGCCCATATCGACAAATACCCCGGTCACCTTTTCCAATACGACAGCGAGCGTAAGTGGAAATGTAAGTTACACATATTTTTCAAACCCCGTGACTATTTCAAAACTGGCATTTCCGTCTCAGCAATCCTGTGTATTTTGGGGCTGTGACCCTGCAGTCGTGACATTTACGGGAGCTCGTTAATTAAAGTAGAGCGATACTAATAGTAAAAGATGCCCCTGCTTCAGGATGGAAATGTTTTGGTCGCCGGAGATCTTTATGTATATGGGAACATAGCACCACCCCCTCAGTCATATGGAGGCCCGGGTCAGCTTTCGGTGAACGTATCGAGTAACGTATACGTGACTGGAAATCTGACAGCCACGGATGATATTATAGGTTTTAACGTCATTTGCGATGGCCGACTCAAAAAGGATGTTCTGACAATTTCAAGTGAAAACTCACTCGAGATTATAAGAAACCTCCGACCGGTCAACTTTACCTGGAACGAGGATTCAGTCAAGCCCGGACTAAAGGATCTGGGTTTCATTGCTCAAGAGGTTGAGAAAATAGAGCCCCGGGCGGTCCGGCAGGGCGATCCAATGTCTATTCGATGGGAGCGCATCTTGACCCATCTCGTGGCTGCCGTGCAGGAACTTGATAAAAAGATTAGTGAAAAGTAGATATGGTGTTACCGTCAACAGCACCTGTAGTGCCTTATTACAACGTGAACACATTGATTGGTTTGACACTTGATCAGTTGGTCCAACTGTACAGTCAGTTGTACGGGCCTACTTCGTTTTCAACCCAATCAATAAGTTTAAACTGGGCAACCCCGACACCGGTCCAATATACATTCACTTCGACTCAAGTCGTTGCTCCTTTTACGGTCGGGACCCTTATTCCTTTGAATCAGGCCATATTTACATCCCCAGGAGCTTCTGGGACCTATGGCTACGTCACGTCGTGCTCCACGACAAGTGTATACGTAAAGACGAGCACACCATATACAGTCACTTTCTCGAATTCGTTCGCTGTACCCATTTATAAACGCGGGCAGATACTGACCTTTAACCAAACAGGTTCGACAAATACGTATAGCTTCACTGCGGTCGTAGTGGCGTGCACGACCACTGATGTTACTATCATGAATCTTACCAATACGACACAGACTGCAACTCCGGTCGCGATCTGGACCATAGGCTCCGAGGTGACCACTTCAACGACATCCGTAAGTCTAACTCTGAATGGCAAACCGTCCTTGACGTTTGAAACAGTCCAGTCGGTACCTCCTTATGTGGCCGGAGACTTGATCCGGTTTGAAAACGGAACAGGGCCGGCATATTACTTTTTGGGAAACGTCATCTCGTGCACCACCACACTCGTAGCGGTGAATATCATTCAGATTTCTCAACCAAGTATCGGAACACAACCCTGGACTATATTTTCACTCCATCCAAAGACAAAGTACAAGGATCGATGCAAGACTTGGTTTATAGCCAAACTGTCTGGCCAGAAGTTGGCAGCCAGTGATATCGAATCGGAATTCGCATTCCCTGGTCTGTTCCAGATGTTTACAGATTACTATGGTTTGACTCCCCAGCTTTCACAGCTCAACGAAAACGTCAAACCACCCGAAGTAACTCCAAGACCCGAACTCCGATTCTCCGACTTTTATGGTGTGACAAACGATTACTTCCCTTATGAGATTGATCCGGTCGCCAACCCGACCTCGACTGCCCAAACCGTGTCCCAATTCATCTCTGGTCCTATATCTTCGTTTACTCTCCTTCAAGCTGGCTGGATCACGGGCAACACAGTGCCTACGGTCCAGCAAAGTGCGTATGTTAATGCGGTCGCAGCAGCCCTGATTGATACGGTCGAACTTCGGATCGGTGGTCAGCTCATAGAGACTCTTACAGGTGAATACATTCAAAACACCATGGACATTCAAACGACCCTTGAGAATAAGCCGGCCCTCACAATTTTGTACGGCAAGGATGATACTTCGGCCATATACACACCCAGGACCTACCTGGTCAACCTGCCATTCTACTTTTACAGAGAGACCGGTCTCTCAATTCCTCTCGTTGCTTTGTATCGTCAAGATGTGGAGCTCTCGTTCAAGTTTAACTATATAGGAGCAGATCTTGATATCGGAAGGGCCATTAACATCCAACCCTTCGTGTCCGTGCCCTACCAGAATCTGACAGCGACCCTTATAACAGAGTACGCGTATCTCACTGGGCCAGAGCTCGAGTACTTTAAGAATAAGAAACTTGAGTACCTCGTGTCCCAGGTTCAACTTTCACGCCAGATTCTACCGATCAACTCTGTCGGAGGATACTTCCAGCTCAGCTTTGTCAACCCGGTTGTAGAGTTCCAGATATTCATCAGGAACAACAAAAACATTTTCATTGACCCCTCAAATATCTATACACTCAATCAGATTACAGACTACTTTGACTATTCAAATAACGGTCTCCAGAGTATGGCCCTGTACTTCAACGGCCAGACGGCATTTTCTTCAACCACTGTCGATTCTATCTATATGGGTGCCCTCGAGATTCTGGACAAGCACACCGGGCCAGCATTTTCAAAGGGTGTTCCAACATCGAATGTCTTCATGTATGCATTTTCTATGAAACCCGAACACGTCAGTAACCCCTCTGGGCATGTGAATATGAGTCGCATTCGTCAACAGATTCTCGAGATTAACATGACTCCGGACTCGACCTATGAAAAGCAACTGAGCATATATGCAATCAACTATAACATCATGAGAGTCCAATTTGGTCTCGGCGGTCTGGTGTTTAATTCTTCTCAGTAAGTGTTAGATGGCTGCCGATGCCGGAGGAATTCGTTCCCTCATCGAGGGACGTTCCGATTACGAGCTTATTCAGGAAGGAACGCAGTACTCATACTTTATAGACGAGTTTGCGGCCCGACCCAAGTTTCAGATGCAGATGCTTCCCTTTCAGTTTGAAGGCGAGCCTCGGTACGGTGATATTTATACACAGCTGATTCCTAATGCCGGTGACCTTATTACCCGTATGTATGTCCGGATCCACCTACCAAAGATCCCAAACGACAAGTTTGGAAATCCAGTTGCGGTCTACGCAACTTCTATAGGCAACTACATTATAGAGTATGCTGAAATTCTCGTGGACAAGAAAGTCGTCGAGCGATACTATGGGGAATTTAATGAAATGATTCAGGAAGTCGCTATATCCGAGACAAAACAGTCCATCATCGCTCTCACGACCGGTAAGAGTGTCGTGAACTCGGTCGATGCTCAGACTCTGTACATCTATCTCCCGTTTTCAGCCTGTGAACGAGGCTTCCCTCTTTTGTCGCTCAGCCAAGGTTCAGCTGAAATACGTATCAAGTTCAGGGACTCGAAAGACTTTACCTTCCCCTCGTTTCTGATTACCGACGTTATCCGAGCAGAGTTTCTCTTTGAATATGTCTATGTGGGAGAAAAGGAGGCCAGGTATTTCCAGGGCAAAAAGAGAACCTATCTGATTGAACAGACCCAGTACTTCCAGGGGTTTATTCGACCAAATGCTACCATTGAAAAGTTTTACCTCAACTTTTTGGGACCCGTAAAGGAGATCTTTTTCGTCGTCCAGTACGAGAATGTAACATCAAACGTGTTTGACTTTACTTATAGCACGACCCAGATTGACCACATCAAGAGTCTAGGACTCAAGGTTGACGGTTACGATCTCATTCCAGAAGAGGTCGGGACCGCTCTGTATCTCAGGGTTATTCAGCCTATGGACTACCACACACGGTCTCCTACTCGTACGATCTTTTACATATACTCCTTGTGTATAGACCCTGAAAATCTAGAACCGACCGGACATGTCAATTTCGGCCGAATCAAAAATCAACTGTTGACTTTAAATTTAGTACCTTCAATCAGCCCTCGGCTCGTAAGAGTTTATACGCGCTCTTACAATATTTTCACTACGGAAAACGGAGTGGGTAAACTTCTGTTTAATACATCAGATGGATGAAGACATCGAGGGATACGACCCTTTAGAACTTCATCCTAAACTAGAGGAGGATTATGAAGATGAGGAAGAGCTTCCGCCTCGTGTAAAGTACGCACCTTTTCAGGAGGAGGATGACTTTGATCCCGAGTAATTTTTTTGTGACATAATTATAAATGTCTTCCGAGCAGTACAAGATTCCAGGCGCTCTTATGAATGTTGCTACCCAGGTTGAGTCCCAGGCACTGAACGCCGTGGTGGCTGGTTTCTCTTTTGCCGCGGCCGTGGCATGGATGGATGTTGTCCGCTTTCTGATTAGCGTGCTGGTCCAGGTGAACAAGAATAACCCCAACTACTACGTGCTGTCTGCCCTGTTCACAACAGTGCTGGCCGTGGTTGTGTACGTGGTCGTGAAGAATGTGGCTCGCAATGTCACCATTGCCCAGCCAAGCCAGGTGTACGCAGTTGGCCGCTAAATTACATAGGACCAATTGCTAGATAGGTTCCGCCAATAGGCAAGCCATAATCAGGCATTGTCGCATTTACAGTGGAATACAAAACAGTCGGGGTAGTTCGATACGAAATCATATCAAAATAGTAAATTAGAGACGTCGACGATACTACTATAGGTATAGTAAACGTAATTGTCGGTACTTGTGTCACATCGAACTGATACACGTATTGATATGCGCTATTCGTAGGTCTTCCAGACTCTGAATAATCTACGGCTCCTTGGCCATAGGCTATGCGACCTACAGCCGCATCGGTCGCCAAAACTCCAGTCAACTTGAAGACACCTGGGACCGAAAACCTGATGTTTCCATTAGCTGTCTGTGTTATGTACCTGGATGCGGGCAAGCCAGAATTGACCGAAAACTGATTGAAATTTATACCAAAAAACTTCATTCCCAGTGTATTTGTCATTGGCGCCGGAAGAGTATAGTCTCCAACTCTGTAATAATAGGTCGAACCTGTAATTTCAAAAACCTTGTCAATAAGGCCCGTGACGGCCAGGTTAGAGCACGTGATGTTCGAAGTAACAATCACGTTACCGGTAATAGGCACAGTCCCGGTCGTCGACAATATATTTGCACTCACAATCACATTCGTACAGAGGACATTGGTCGTCACCAAGTTGCCTGTGATGGCTACGTTACCATAGGTATTAATCAGATTGGACTGCATGAAAATGTTGTTGGTGAAGATGTTCTGGCTCGTGACCAAGTTACCTGTGATGGCGACATTACCAAAGGTATTGATCAGATTGGATTGCATAAAGACGTTATTCGTGAAGATGTTCTGGCTCGTGACCAGGTTGCCCGTGATGGCCACATTACCATAGGTGTTAATCAGGTTTGACAGCATGAAAATGTTGTTGGTGAAGATGTTCTGACTGGTCACAAGGTTGCCTGTGATGGCGACATTGCCATAGGTGTTGATCAGGTTGGCCTTCATGAAAATGTTATTGGTCATGATATTTTGGCTCGTCACAAGGTTCCCGGTGACGGCCACGTTACCATAAGTATTGATCAGGTTGGCCTGCATGTAAATATTCTGGGTCAGTATATCTTGACTGGTCACGAGGTTACCAGTGAGGGCCACGTTACCATAGGTGTTGATGAGGTTCGATGAAACGTAGACGGCCCCGAGGAGGTTTGAGGTGCCGAATATATTCATACGCGAGACGCCCGTAATATTCGACATGACGTAGAGGTTCGCTGCAATGTTCACATCGGCCGATGTATTTGAGATGGACAAGAATGAGACTCGGTTTGTTACGTTGAGTGTCCCGTACAAATTTGAAGCTCCGTTGACAAACAGATTAGACGTATCAGGTGCTCCGCCGGTCGATCTGAAAGTACTCGCAAATACATCCAGATACGGCATTTATTCTATTAAAAGGCCAGACTTTAATTAGATAAGTCTCGGTGCGGCTGGAACTCTCAAGGGTTCTGGGAGTCTGGTCGGAAGTTGGGGCAGTGCATTTGTTCCCGGAGCTGGAACTTTACGAAAGTACATGTAACAGCCAAACCCGAGCATTATTGCCAGGATGAGATACATGAGATACCTGGGCACCATGATCCGTTTGACTTCGGGCTTTGGTGGGGGTGGTGGCGGTATCAGGGACTCTATCAAACGTCTGAGTTCGAGTTCAGTTATGGAAGTCTCCTTGGGCTCCTCCTCCTTGACTTCAGCCTCGTGGACTCGAAGCACAAAGGCGTTATTCTCAAACCCGTTAAAGTTCAGCAGTTGTCCAGTCTTGTCGTACCACCTGACAGTGAGTCTGGAAAGCTTTGCTATGGGTTGGGGGTATGTAATACTTATGACATAATCGGACCCCTCCTTGAAATCCTTGATACATCCAGAACCTACATCCATAGGGATCATAGCAAAGGTTGACCTGATGTTCAGACCCGAGTAGGTCTCGCCGACCAGTGCCTTGGAATCGGTAACCTGGGGGGTCCGGAGCTCGTCGATATCAAGAAAGACAAACTCGTTTATGGACATGTCAACCACATTGTCCGACTTGATAAAGTAACCGTTCGGGCCGTTAGCATAGGCCGGGGTGAAAATGTTCAGGTGGGAGGTGTATACGGTGTTTGAAGCAAACCCGGTCAGCTTTTGAAGCTCGAGTGTATTTACCTGCACGGTGAACTGGGCCGTGCTGTTGAAAAACCAGAGCCGGCCTTCGTCCGGAAGGTACTTGACTTCAAGGCCTATCCGACTGGCAAGGGCGTCTGCAATTCCATAGGCCGAGTAGAAGCCAGCCGGTATGCTATAAGAGACCGTACTGACCGTGATGATGTTGTTTCCGTTGGTGATGTTGTACATCGAGTTCGGGACTTTGGCGGCGACAAGGTCAACCTGGGTCACACTCTTCGCCGGAGTTGTCAAGTGAAGAGTGTAAGTGTTTCCTGAAGGGTACAGTAGGGTGTCACGATTTGTTGAATCGGCGTACACGTACATCTATTATTAGAACCAGAAACAAGTTCGCCGTTTTTCCAACTTTTCTAGACGTTCACGAGTATCCTTGAGCTCTTTGCGGGTTTGCTTAAGGGCTTCGACAATAATAGGGGTTATTTTGTTGTAATCGATCGTGAGATAATCAAAAACTTCATCGTCTGGTTTGTCTGGTGAACGACCTGCCAAGTTTACTCGGACTGCTCCTGGCAAAACATTTTGGACATCCTGGGCAATCAGTGAAAGATCGCTGTCTCCATCCTTCACATTCTTCATAATCTTTTCACCAAGCGAGTTCCACTTGAATCTGTAGGCAGTCATGCCATCCAAAATCTCGTCATAGTCCTCGACTAGGACAAATTCCTTTTTAAGACGACGGTCCGACCAATTTGTTGTAATATTTCCTGGACTGTAAAAATTACGACTAGAATCCGAATAAAAGTGCCAACCAACGCCATTCATGTGTATGCCGCAATCTTTTGTACCGTTTGTTTGACCCATCATAAGATTCAATTCTTGATTGGTAAATCGAATGCCATTCCATCCATTCGCCTGGTTTCCATCCATTATCCAGCTTCCGTAATTGCCGCCATCATTCGTACGCATAATAGCACCATTCACCTGGTTGTAAATACCGGTATTAGCTGCATTATTTCTGAAATAACCACCTGTATATACTTCAGTTCCTGTAATTGAAGAACTGGATGTAATCGCACCGCATCCAATAGTTCCTATACTGGTCAAGTTACGCGACGAGTCTATGACTGTCGTGCCGGACACTTGGTAAACAGCAGATCCGGATGTGTTATGGGAGGTCGAAGCCGTGAGAGTAGTTCCAGAAACTGTTGAGCACGTAATTGCCCCGGACCCTATGGTTCCGATATTTGTGAGGTTACGTGACGAATCAATCACGGTCGTGCCGTTAATCCTGTAACCACCGATTACATCCAACGTACCACTGCGTGCATCTACAACTATACGCACGGTATCTGCATAATCACGGATTGCTAGACCATACCAAGTCTTAATGTATACGTTATACGTTGAGTAACTTGCACCATCACCGGTTCCGGGGCCTATCTGATTAGTACCAGCACCGCTCGGAAGAGTTATAACACCAGAGAAATTTCCAGTAGTACCTGAAATACCCGCTGAAGATGTAATCGCACCGCATCCAATAGTTCCTATACTGGTCAAGTTACGGGACGAGTCTATGACTGTCGTACCAGAGATTGCTATTCCGCCACCCACATCCAACTTTGCAGAAGGCTGGATACCTATACCAACGTTTCCGGAACCGTTGACCACAAATGCAATTGAAGAGACTGAAGCACCGGTCTGGTTATAGACCTGAATGGCCAGATAGTCACTTGTTGCCGTCACACTCTGTGTGTGGTTCAGCTGGTAGGCGAAAGCCGAGGACGTGTAGTTTACGGCGGCTATGGGGTCCCTGTTGAAACCCAGGTATGTGCTATTTAGGATCACACGCTCTGAGGCTGAGCCAAAGACTGCCGAGCCGAGGACATCCAGAGTCCTGGTCGGGGCTGTGTTACAGAAGACTCCCAGGTTACCTCCGAATACACCCTGGCCGACAGCCGTGAAACCAGAGTTCACGTTGGTCGTTGACAGGATATTCATGGTACCAACATGAGTTGTAGCTCCGATGATGTTCGAAGTGGTCGTGACATTGAGACTCTGTAGATTGGTCAGACCAGCAGAGAAACTGGACGCGACATTAGTGACGCCCGTGATATTTGCTGTCGAGTTGAGGTTGGTCGCACCGAGTACATTTGAGTTGCGATTTACGATGCTATCGTAGACAATAACGAGAGACTGCAGGTTGGATGCTGCGGCTGATAGACTACCCACCACATTTGCGTAGCCTCCGATATTTGCAAAGCTTCCGACCCAGACATTAGTCGTGATGACCGTGTTACCAATCACAGCCAAGTTCGAGAGGGGCGTCGATGTTCCAAAACCGACATTACCATCCAGAATCAGACCGTTGATCGGTGCGGCAACACCGGTCGCTCCGTACGTTCCGAAAGACGCGTTACCAGCCAAGGACATCTTCGAGTTGGGTGCGGTCGTGCCAATACCGACCGATGACAAGACCCAGATGTTTGCACTGCCGGCAGTGTTAATCCAGGGAGCAGTCAGGTTGAGAGACTGTGGCACGAAAGTACCGTACGCGCTAACTCCTAGATAGGTTCCGGATGTTGTCCCGATTGTAGCGTAGGTTGGTGCGATCGAAACTGTGTTGACCGGTGAGTAAATGTCAATGTAATAGTATTGACTCTGGTCGACGACCGATATAGGTATGCTAAAGTCAATGTTAGAAGCCTGTGTATAAACGTAGCTGTAAGCCTTTGTCGTGGGATGTGAATCCGTGACGGTCGTTCCTATTGCAATCTTTGAAATAGACTGACCCGAAGCCAGAAGACCACTCAGAAGGTACGTACCCGGAACCTGGAACTTGATATTACCACCGGGAGAAACTGATATGAATCCAGAAGTTCCTGCAATGCTAAAGGGGGTGAGAGTGAACGAGAATGCATTGCCGTTCGCATCATTCGAGAATGGGGTATTGAGTGTTATGGTCGAAGGGTTGTTCAATAAGAGACCGCCGATCGATCCGAGAGCACCGGTCGACGAGAAAATGTTACCCTGCACGACCAAGTTACCAGCCACGATGACGTTTCCGGCATTGAAACCAGATGCACCTGAAACTATGTTCGAACCGACAATTACGTTTCCGGGTGTCGAGATGTTCCCAAGGGAATTCATAGTCTGGCCGATATTCACGGTACCTTTGAGGTTCGAGTTGGCCTCGACGACCAAGTTGCCGTAAATTCCAAGTTGGGCCAGATTGGATGTTCCCGGGACAACGAGCGAGTTGATGTTTGACAGAGAATTGATATTTGTCTGACCCTGGATGGTCAAACCCTGTTGCAGGATCGAGTCGGTCTGCACATTCATCTTGTAGAGGTTAGCAGCCAGACCGACCGAAAAGTAGTTGGCCACATTCATGTTCGCAAATGTGTTGATGTTTCCTTGGACACTGATACTTGAGAGTGCATTCGTAAGACCGGCCAGGATTGTTTGGCCTTGGAGGTTCGAGAGGCCTCCGACCGTCAGAGTCGAGTAGACATTTGTCTGGCCCGTGACACCAAAGTTATTCATCATGGTCACGTTGGACAGGATGTTGGTCGTGCCTATGACATTCACGGTCCCGGTGAAAAAGGTGTTTGAGCTCGCCACGTTATGGGTTGTTCCAAAGATGTTCGAGTTTCCCAGAATTGTCTGATTGCCGACAAAGTTTGAAGTGCTCGTCACGTTGAGCAGGCCCACGTTTGCAAAGCCGTTGACCGAGAGGTTCGAGGCGGTGTTGATGTTGGCCGAGACGTTAAGAGTCGAGAGGAGCCAGGTTGCGCCTTGGACTCCGAGTGTCGAGAGCAGGTTAGATGCCCCGGTTACGATTGCAGTACTCTGCAAGTTGGTCGCCCCTCCGACCGTAAGAGTCGAGAGCAAGTTGGCAGCCCCAACAACTGTTGTCGCTTGGAGAATGTTCGCCTGACCAGCTACGTTCAGCGTGTACAGATTGGAAGTCCCGTAGCTGTTGATGTTGCCGAAGTAGACGTTGCCCAGGTGTTGAGTATTGGCCACGAAGGTTGTATTAGCCATGAAGTTAGCCGTGCTCGATACATTGAGACTAGTCAAGTTCGATAGGCCTGAGACGATTATGTTACCGGTCAGGTTCGAGTACGCCCCGAGCACTGTAAGGTTACCCTGTGATACCGTATTGCCGATGATGTTGCCATCACCTATTGTTGCTATGGTAGGCATTCTAATTTATGATTATATATTTTATAGGCCCCCGTGGCTACACATCAGTTGTATTTTTGTACAGATTTGTTTTGATGTATGAGTAGAGAAGAGTGTGAATGGGTGTCTGTGTTTGGTCCTTTGTGATTTGGTAATCTATATTTGCAAACTGAATTGGTTTCAGTCCTCTTTGAGCAGCATCCTGGCTGAACCAAATGTTGAATGTTCCACATGCTGTATACGGTGTTGTAGTCTCATCGGAGTAATTGTTCGACTCGAGGGGGTTGCCTGCCCCCACCGCAATAGTCGGAGACAGACCAGGAAGAATAGAGACACTATTCTTCCTGAATGAAAGATATGCTCCCGTCACTGGCATACCATTTTCAAGTACAATTTCATCATTTATTATAAGACCCATGTTACTTACAACCAACATCTTTTTAACTACGCTTCTACTTGGTGTATTAAAAAGATGGAACATAGAAGAAGTATGACCTCTTTCAGTTCCGAACACTTTGACATACAAAATACTATGAATAGGAAGACTTTCAGGAACTATGGGCAGGCTTTTTTCGAAGAGCGCAAATACTCTATGGTGCCATGTGAGTTTCCACCGGAGGACAAGTATCCTTTGTATTACAAAGCTGAGAGAAAAGAGTACACTATTAAGGAGGGGGAGATGCTCTACATACCAGCCGGATGGTTTCACTTTGTTTTTTCTGAAGATGTCGACCCGAAAACAAATCTGAACTTTGCAGTGAATTTCTGGTACGCAAATACAAACTTTGTCGAAAATGGCAAATCGAATGACGAGAAACCCAAGGTGGTGAATCACTTTATTGAAGATGTAGATCCTATGACACTGTACGAAGGTGTTGACAATATCCGTATTTTTCGTTGCAAAAAGGGAAAGATGTTCCCATCAGACAGATTGTGGAGACACCATTCCAAAGACACACTATCAACAGAGAATATGAGTTTTCAAGAGTTTTATGAAACGAAGAATCCCGAGTACTATATTTTGCAATACTCTATGGAGAAATTAAACGAGTACGCCCCCTTGATTCCAAAAAAGAAACTTACAGAAGCTTCTACATGTGTAAATTTTGGAGGTGTATATTCGCATTTACACTATGATTTGACAGACAATTGGTTGTGTCAGATTCAGGGAAAGAAGCGAGTCATACTTTTTCCACCGGAGGAGAGGGACAAGCTCTACTTGTACAACACATTTCCACTAGAATTTAGTCACACATTCCAAGTCGTAGCTCTTGGAGACCAGTTTATACGGAGAAATCAGACTTCATTTTCACCTTATATCTCAACAACAAAGGACATTGAAGAGTCTTTTATGAGAGAGTTTGACTCGTACACTATGTTTCTCGTAAATTTGGATTGCTCCCCTGCACATGGCACAAAGGAACTTAAACCACAATTTAAACAGTATCAAGGAACTGGAGTGGCTTTCCCAAGAGATGAGATGAATATACCATACTCTATGTTGTGGTTCCTGACAGAAGGGACTTTACAAATTAGAGACTATATTTTCAATGTAAATCCGGGAGAGTTTTTCATATTCCCGAACAATATGTTGTATCCATTTGTCCTTGATAAAGCTAAAGTCCTCTACCCTTACATAGACGATGGATCTCGTGTATGAAATTCCAGAGAGTCTGGATGCAGAGTTTTGTAAGAGATGCATAGAAAAGTTTGAAAGTGACAACAGGTTGCAGCCGGGGAGAACAATGTTACGAATTGATAAAAACATAAAAGACACTACAGACTTGATGATTGGTCGCTACAAAGACTGGAGTCAAGAGTGTGAAATCCTAGATGCACAATTACAAAAAGGAATTGACAAGTTCAAGAAAATGTTGTCCGAGCTTGTGTCGTCTGATTTCTCACTGGACAATATTTCGAATATGAATCATTACCAGATGCAGAAGAGTGGCAAGTACGAGTGGCACCACGATTTCTCAATTTCTCATGGGAATATGAGGGTCCTTACATTTATGTGGTACCTGAATGTTCCGGATGAGGGTGGGGAGACTGATTTTGTTTACAAAAAGGTGAAACCAGAGACGGGGAAACTCGTCATCTTCCCCGCCACCTGGGAAAAGTTCCACAGAGGATGCCCCGCAATAAACAAGTACATAATCACCGGATGGCTCTGGATGCCAGTCAACTAATTGTGAACATTATTTAAATAATCATATAAATTTGAAGATTCGTCTGCCTCTTGGTCCCACAACATCTTGTTATTTTTCATAATTTGACTTGATTTTTTCCAATGTTCAGGATATGTATCCCCTGTTTTGAAGAGGTATGTTTTTGCAAGAATTCTATCACTACAAAACCATTTCATCCCCATCGCTATGCATGTGAAATTCTTAAAATTTATAAAATCTGACTTGTAGAGTCTTGAGCACGCGGCGGTTGCAAGGGACGAGTTCCCTGTAAATATTTCAGACAAGTTTGGTTCGAATGGATTTTTTGATATTTTTCTCCAGTAGTCTGAATCTGTGCGTGTTGACAGGGCGTAGTGAAGAGCCACAAATTCAAACCACTGTTTAAACTCGTTTTTTATTGTTGAATTGAACACATTCTTGTCCCACTCGTTGAAGTATTTTCGTTCTAGAATTCGTGCAAGGTAAATGAGTGTACTGTACACGGTCCACAAACCACTCGACTCGAGAGGTTCAATAAAACCAGAGGAGAGACCA